ACCTGCAGGTGACACCGAGGAACCAGAACTGCAAGGTGGTCGGCGGCATCGAGTACAACCAGTACAACCGTCCGGTCGGCTACTGGATCAAGACGTACCAGATCGATGGCTTCACCATTTCAGACCCGGTCTACGTCAAGGCCGAGGATGTGATCTTCTACTACACGAAGAAGCGTCCGTCTCAGATCAGGGAGATGTCCGACATGAGTCAGACGATCACCAGGATCCGGGACGTGAACGAGTTCATCACGGCAGTGTCCGTCAAGCAGCGGATCGAGGCCTGCCTCTCCGTGTTCATCAAGAAGCAGCTCCCGGTCACCGGGATCGGAAGATCCTCCGGAGCAGCTCCTTCGGAACGGTTCGACTATGACGGTAAGACCCTGACTCCCGGCATGATCAAAGAGCTGAATGCCGGAGACGAGGTGCAGGTCGTAAACCCGACCGGGCAGTCTGCAGACGCCACGTCCTTCGTCAAGCTGCAGCAGCGGCTGGTCGGCGCAGGCCAGGGCATCAGCTACGAGGCCACGAGCCGCGACATGTCCGAGACGAACTACGCGTCCGCGAGGCAGGGAGCCATCGAGGACGAGCTGACCTTCGTGGAGGAGCAGGACAAGCTGCTGGCTGTCCTGGACGAGATCTATGAGACCTTCGTGATCTCCTGCGTCCTGGCCGGAATGATCTCCGCTCCTGACTTCTGGGAGAACAAGGAGAAGTACCTCGAACACGAGTGGATCATCCAGCCGAAGAAATGGATCGATCCGCAGAAGGAAGCGAATGCGACCAAGACCGCTCTGAACACCGGAGTGAAGACCTTCAAGCAGGTGTCTGCAGAGAACGGCACCGACTGGCGCGTCCAGATCGATGACATGGCCGAGGTGATCGCGTATGCCGACAAGAAAGGAATTGATCTGAGAGGAGTGTTATTCGATGGCAAGCTACAGGAAGAAAAAGAAGAAACTCCGCCAGGGCCTGACGATGGCACAGGTGGCGGAGGAGAAGAGACAGATCCTGACGAGGGCGGCTCCGAAGGCGGAGACGAAACCTCAGAGGGAGAAGAATAAGGGAGTCCGGGAGCTTTACAACTGCTCCATCCGGGCCGCTGATGGCGAAGGTCGTGAGCGCACGTTCACGCTTTCCTTCTCTTCAGAGGAGCCATACACAAGATGGTTCGGGCAGGAGATCCTTGATCACTCGGAAGGCTGCGTGGATCTGGAACGGCTCAACTCCATCGGAGTCGTGCTGTTTAACCACGAGCGAGACGAGGTGGTCGGTAAGATCGACCGCGCCTGGATCGAAGATGGACGAGGGTATGCCGAGATCACATTCGATTCGGATGACTCGTCCGAGAAGATCTACCAGAAGGTCAAGACCGGAACGCTCAAGGGCGTGTCGGTCGGATACATGGTAGAAGACTGGGAGGAAGTAATGCCGAACAAGCAGTCTCAGGACGGCAGGTTCACGGGACCATGCTCCATCGCTAAGAAGTGGGCACCTTACGAGGTGAGCATCGTCAGCGTCCCTGCAGACCCTACGGTCGGAGTCGGGCGTTCGCTGGATAACGGCGGCGTGGACGAGTTCTACGAGACCTATGTGAGGCAACTTCAATATAACCAAAATCTTACAAAAGGAGGCAACCACCATGAGTAGAGAACAGATCCTCGCTCGCCAGCGTGAACTGCTGCAGCTCGCACAGTCCGAAGGCAGAGCGATGACGGCAGATGAAAGAGCCGAGTTCGACAGCCTGCAGCGTTCTCTGGAAGCCCTTGACCGGGCAGCAGAGACCAATGCTGGCAGCGGAGATGCTGGCCACGCTAATCAGCAGAGACAGCAGACCGCTCCTGCGGAGGACGGCGCGAACGGCAATCAGGACGATGCCCAGAGGGCAGTTACTGCGGAGCGTGAGCGCATCCGCCAGATCACTGACCTGTGCGCGGAGTTCGGAATGGAGTCTCGCTCCTTCATCGATGACAACAGCACTGTGGAGCAGGTACGCGCCGCAGTGATTGAGCACATGCGTACCAACCACGCTCCGCTGTCCGGCAGAGCTGTCGTAACCGATTC